GTAAGATGTAAAATCATGATAGTTCACACCTGGAGTCAAAATGCAAGAATCTAGAATGCTCATAGTTGCATTATAGATGTCTTTTTGCTCTCCTCCCTCTAGGGCCATATATAAAACTTTTTCTTCTTTCACCAAAAAAGGTCTAAACTTAATCGGTTCTTTTGACGAAGGAATAACAGTTTCAAATTCAGGTGTACTTAAACGTGGTAAAGCCATATTCTACTCCAATTCAATTTTAAAATCTAGGAACGCCAGCCCTATCAAGTGCTGCTCTTGATCTTCCCTTAACCTGTGCTGGAAGATTTCGCACTGTGTTTGCGGCAGACAATACATTTTCAAGTGTAAAGTTAAATGGTGGCACTGGAACTTCTTCTTCTTCAAAGTATCTGTAACTCATAGTAACAGGTAATCTCACAACGTCAGTCGTGGCCCAAGAGTATGAAATCTCGCCGATGTTTACTGGATATGAATCAACGAGCTTGATCACTCTAGTTCTGTTACCGTTCGGATCTAATTGATAGATTGAAAACCCTCTCTTGCAGACATACTCATCATAAAACCCAAGATCAAAATTAGATGTACCTGTTCTATGATCGCCTCCGATAAGGTCCTGCCACGCCATGAAGAACTCTCTCTCAATCAAACTAGGACTACAGATCGCTGTAAATACAAGGGTGTTGGTATAGTTTGTCTTACCACCGACTTTATATGGAGCGCCATAGTCAATGTAATCAATGTTGTTAATGCTTCTACCGGGCATCTGAACAGTCTCAATGCGAAATGAAAGCGATTGTGCAACTCCATTAGCACCGCCAACAAGACCACCCAGACCTACGGCATTTGCTGCAGTTGAAATAAGCCCATCCAGTATATTTGCAATGGATAAACTTCCAGATCCTACTGAAACTGGAGCTCCGGTAAGCTCTACTTCGAAATCGCTAGTCTTGGCGATTCCGTTTTTGGCCATTTCTCCAGAAAATTGATTGATGTCAAAAGCCATTTATCTGCCTCTTATTGCTGCTCTGCTTTCTTTCCAAACAGTAGCTTTGTTTCTTTTTCTAAACCTTTCAGTCGGCAAGAACAGTGCCATGTCCCATTCTGTTGAGTCAACAAGAATAAATCTTGACTTTACATGGTTTCTCAAATACATCTTGAGAGTCGGTTTGAAGAATCTATATCGCGATGCTGCAGCAAGTCTTTCGTATGTAAGTCTAAGTCTTGTATTCTCATCGTATCGAGTATCAGTCACAAGAGGATACATGGCGTCCATCAATCTTGCTCTCAATTCTGGGGGAAGATAGTGCATGTTCAAGCCTATGAACCCACCATCCACATCTTTTACTTTAAAGATCAGTGGAAATAAATCATAGTACGGTAGATCCTTTTTGTGCTTGGGATCGTACATAAACATGTACATCCTGCCTATACCGATTTTCCCTGGTATCTGTCTTGATAAAAGAGCACTGCCGCCCTCTTTTTTTGCGGCTTGTTGTATTAATCTATTTGGAGTTATAGCAGTCGTTTCAGCGGCTTTGTCACGAAACCACTCTCTTGACTCGCGTGTTCTAGCAGGTATCTGGTTCTCACGAACTCCCTGTGCTAGAATCTTATCGAAGATATACGCGACCATTTAAAACTCCTTCTCATTATTTATAATGATCACCGTATGTTCAGTTGCTTCTCTGTGATTATAATGAATTTATAGTTTCTATCTCGACACCACTCCTCTGCATAGTCCCACTTGTATTTGTTTATAGCATAGGTCTTGACTTCATTCAAGTATCTTTTAGTGAGTCTTTTTTGTATTTTAGGCTCTTGGGTTTGTTTGAGCGGCTTTATCTCCACAACCCATGTCTCTATTACCTTGTCTTTGTTTTTTATTTTCACAAGAAAGTCTGGAAAATATCTGTGCATTCTACCGTCAATGGGGCTCTTATACGGTATGAAAAACTCTTCTGATTGCCAATAGACTACAGCTTCATTGAAATCACACCACTTCATAAACTTGAGCTCCCACGAGCTACGATATATGATATTCGTGGGATCACCTTTGTATTTTTGTGGTTTTGATGGTCTGTAGCGACCTTTGTATGTACTCATTATAAATAATCAAAATAGTTTAGCAAAGGTATTTATCAATGCCCGTAGGCGCCGCACCACAACCCGCATTTCCATCTCAATCAAGAAATGATCCCAAGAGTCCGCTTGCTAAATCTTTAGCAAAAGCGCCAAGAGAGCTCAAGTATCCATTGAATATTGAAGAGCTGGATCACTGGATGGTTTTCAAAGTCAATCACCCTGTCTTCAGACGAAAAGATGACTTCCAAAAAAAGAACAGCATCAGGCTAATATATTTGCCGATGCCAATGAATTTGGGTACTCAGTATAGCCATGACTACAATACAGAGGGCTTAGGTATTGCGGGTATTGCTGGAGCTGCTGCCTCGGCCGCTGGGGTTACGGGCGGTATAACGTCTATTATAGATCAAGCTTCAAATATTACAAAAAAAGATCTACAAGCAGTGACTCAGTATTATGGCCTCCAAGCAGGAACTGACGCGGCAATGGCTGCGGGTGCGGCTTTAGGTGGAATACCTGGAGCAATTGCTGGCGCTGCTGCTGGGCAAGCGGTAAAAGGTGCTATGGCTGGTGCTGGTATCGCTCAAAATCCATACATGGCTGTGATGTATTCACAGCCGCAGTTCAGAGAGTACTCTTTTTCTTGGAGGCTCGTTTCAAAGAGTAGACGAGAGACTCAAGCAATCGAAGACATCATTCACGCATTTAAGTTTCATGCAGCACCTGGAGTAAACTCTAAGAACAAGCACTTCTTTGATTATCCAGAGCAGTTCGATATGGATTTTCATCACGCTAAGCACTTATTTAATCCAGCACCGTGTATATGTAAAACAGTTCAAGTGAACTATCATGCCGAGGGTCAACCACTGTATCATGCATTTGGTGCGGACGAAAAATCTCCCGTATCCGTGCAGCTTGATTTGTCATTCCAAGAAGTATCTATTGTTACTAAAGACTCCATCTTAAAGAGTAATCGATAATGGCCCATTATTTTAATAATTTTCCTTCCGTAGAGTATGATATGGGTAGAGTCAATATCGCGTTGACTATACAGAATCCTCTTATACGATTCAAGCTCTTAGATATTCTCAAAGGTAGATCAGCTCTTTACTACGAACACATTGTAGAAGAGGATCAATCCGCACAGTTCATTGCTAATAGGTACTACGGGGACGTGACACTAGACTGGGTGATTTTTTTAGTCAATGATATTTTTGATTATGAGTATGATTGGCCAATGAACTATCAAAAGTTTACAGCATTCGTAAAATCAAAATATGGATCTATAGAATCTGCATTAAATACAACTCATCATTATGAATGGATATATCAGCCCCAAGAAGTCTTGTTTGATGGGACAATCATTCCAGAAGATGTTATAAAAGTTGATGCAACGACGTTTGCTAGTTTAGGAATAAACGAAAAACGAGAAGTATCAAACTACACTTATGAAGAGAATGAGAACGAGCGCAAGCGATATATTAAAATTCTTCAACGAGAATTTTTAGATCAGTTCTTATCTGAAGCAGAAAGCATTTTTGAATAATGCCAATCACTGAATATAAAGCGAACGATATAGAACTCGATTCAGTTTTGCTATATAACTCAAAGCGAAATTTCATCGATATCAATAAGATCATGGTGGAGTTTAATATCTATCACGACCTTTTTGATAAAGCTACTCTATGTGACGTTTTCATTAATGATGCAAATGCACTCGTAGATCTTTTTCCAATCGTTGGTGATGAGACTCTCGTAATTGTTTTTAGAACTCCTACGTTCAAAAAAAGACTGAATTATGTTTTTAGAATATACAAGATTACCGATAGAGAAGCTGTAGAGCAAAGATCGGAGGGTTATGTTTTACACGGAATAAGCCAGGAGTCAATCGCCGATCTCAGAAAATCTGTAAATAGAAGCTATGTTGATTTAAAGGGTCATCAAATCGTTGAGGGAATATATAACGATTTTTTGAGACCAACTGAAGAAGAGTTTGGTGTTGTTAACAAGAACATAGGTCTTAATCTACAAGAGACACTACAGAATCACAGCATTGTATTCCCTGGCGAAAAACCATTTGATGCAATCGATTATGTTTGCTATGAGGCATTTCCAGAAGTTCAAACTCAAGTGAGCGAATCTCCTAACTTTATATTTTTTCAGAGAGAAGACGGGTGGTACTTTAACACGATTGATTCATTGATTGAAGCTGATCCGGTAGAAGATTTCTTTTATGCTCCGGCAAACTCAGAGGAGACGAGCAAATCATCGAAGATTCACGATCACCAAAAAATCAGCACAATGGATATTTTGAGTCAGTTAGATACTATTGATAACTTAAAAAATGGTCTGTATGCTCATAAAGTAGAGACCATAGATCCTATCATGAAAAGATTCACAACTGATATATTCGTGTATTCTCGAGAGATGAATGAAATTGCTCATCTGGAAAAATCTAAAAAAGACTTTGGAAGTGAGTTTTTAATCTCTCAAGATTCTTTTTTTAATTCTGATGCCGACACCAGCAAAAAATATTATACGATAGGACATATTGGTGAAAATTATTCTTCACAAAAAGAACTCGTAGGATCTGGAGTAACAGATCCACAGATTAGAAATCCTAGAAGAATGCATGAAAGATTAAAATATAATGTTGCGTCTCGTTTTCAGCTATCTAATATTGAGGTGAGTATTACCATACCAGGAAACAGCGACATTCACGTGGGGCAGATTGTGAACTTGCACATACCTTTAGCAACTGAAAATGCTGATTTTGCCAAAAAGTTAAAATTGTTATGGGATAAAAAGTTTTTAGTCACTGCTCTTCGTCACACATATCAAAAATCAGATAATGTATTTTTTACAGTTTTAGAGTGTGTCAAAGACACGTATGCTAAAAAAACCGTTGAGGTCAAATAATGAAAAATTTGGGTGAACAATTTATTTGGTGGTATGGAGTCGTAGAAGATCGAGCAGATCCTCTAGAGCTTGGTCGTGTGCGTGTCCGATGCTATGGCTGGCACACTGATAATTTAGAGGAGATACCCACTGAGTCTTTACCATGGGCGCAACCTATTCAGGACATTACGTCTGCTGCACTTGGCGGAATTGGAAAGAGCCCAACTGGGATATTAGAAGGAACATGGGTTATAGGTTTCTTTGCTGATGGTGAAGATGCTCAACGACCCATCGTGATGGGGACACTTGCTGGTATTCCTACTAATATGAATGCGGGCGGAGCAGATCCTAAAGGTTTTGAAGATCCTCAGGGAAGATATCCTAAAACATTTAATGTTCCTGATACACCAGTTCTGGCTAGAGATAATGCCGAAGACGACAATGTAATGATTAATAAAAGGTCTGGTAAACTCGAAAATATACCGACCGCTACTGCGCCCGATACTTCATCTCTCGGTGATAGGCTAGATGGTGATTATGCATTAGACGAAAATGATGAAGAAGATACTAGACCAACTTGGGCTGAACCAAATCCTCGCTATGGTGGTGAGACTAAAAATGAGTATCCAGAAAGCATCACATCTTCATCCACATATCCATATAATCACGTTTATAGATCTGAAAGCGGGCACGTGTTCGAAGTCGATGATTCTCCTGGAGTGGAAAGAATTCATCAGTATCATCGCATGGGAACTTTTCAAGAGATACAGCCTGACGGATCTCGCGTGACAAAAGTTGTTGGTAAAGATTACGCCGTCACTGTCGGCGATAATAAAGTATATGTTCAAGGAAATCAGACGGTCACTATAGCGGGTAACTGTAAGCTTTATGTACAAGGTGATTATTATACTGAAGTAGATGGAAATCAATACATCACTGTCAGGGGAGATCGCGTCACAAAGATACAGGGTAATGATAAGAAAGAAATAATGAGTGATGAATTTACTCAAATAAACGGCAACAAGACTATGCGTGTGTCAGGCGATCGTAAAACTATTATTGATGGAAACTATACAGAAACGATTGGCAAAGATAACAAGATACAAATTAAAAAGAATGAAGTGAAGACAGTATTTGTAAATAGTAAAACTACTGTTACTGGGAACACAAATATAGTCACGATTAGAAATATGCAGGTCGGTTCGGGTCAGAATATGAGTATTGCTTCTAAGGGCACGTATGATTTAAAGGTGGGTGGAGCTGCAACTATGGATTTTGATAGTACTCTAAAAGAGAGAGTTATAGGAGCTTCACATCTCACATTTGGTTCTACTCATTATGTTCAATATGATGGAGTGAATACATTTACTCACGTTGGTGATAGAAAGATTTATATTAAAGCCGATACGTTTGCAAGACACGATGCTGGTACAGATTACTCTTGTAGCTCTGATCCAGCACGATCTGGCGCCAATGATTGCTCCACACCCGAAACACCAACGGCACCATAGGAGAGTTAAATGGCTATATCAGTTGATCTCAACCTATGCGGCGTTGATCTGAAAATACAGGGCATTGACAATGCAATGCTTGATATCGAGTCTAAGTTAGCTGAACTTACTTCTGGTGCAAAAGGTCTTGCTGGAAATCTAGATAAGATTCAAGGTGAATTGCAAGCCAAGATGGCAGCTATGCAAGCTGAAATGGAAAGTCTAATACCTGATATCAAAGCTGAGCTGCCAAATCTTCAAGTTGAAATGAATAAGCTATTAGGTCAATTAAACAACCCAATAAATTTCTCTTCACAATTAAATTTAATTAAAGAAAAGTTTGGTAATATTCCTGGTGTTGATATTGATGATTTAGTTTCACAATTAAAATCAAATCCTTTTAATTTTGATCCATGTAAACTTGTACCAAATTTTGATGTTGAAGAAACTATTGATGAGGATGGAGCTGTTATTTACATTCCTGTTAAAAAGGGATTGATACCAGACGTGCCTGTTGTAGATGCTAAAAAATTACCAACTCCTCCTGAAGTGAAAAAGACAGAAGATGTCACGCCAAAACCTGATGCGAGCATCGCTGAAAAAACATCATTAGAAGAAAAACAGTTGGGTGGAGCTTCGGTCCCACCTCCAACCAATCCAGTAGTTAAATCAGGGAAAACTATTACGGTTCCCACACCACCTTTATTGCAGGCTGTTAATGATGCAATAGATAAAGCAGAATTTTCAGTTGATGATCTTATTAGAGGCCCATTTGTATTTACCGCGTCCACACAAGGTAGAAATAAATCCGGTACATTTGAAGAGGGTGGAGCTGAATTTTGGAGACCAAACAATTTTCCTACACAATTAGCATTTGAGGAACATGTTGTTGCTTCTTTATTCGCAAATTTTTCCCTTGCTGCCAGAAGAATTAAAGCCATCGAAAAAAAGAGCCCCGAAGAATTGGCAAGACTTCGAGCAGCTGTTCCAAATAAGTATGATAAAAATATCATGAATGA